GTATAGACTGTAACACCATGAGGTCTTAATGAACCTCCTGATCTTGTGGTGCTGCCTGCGGTTATGCTATACACAGTACCAGTAGTGATAAAATACCCGTAGGTGCCTACTGCGGCGTATGTTGTACTAGAAGTAGGAGCCGCTGCCCAAGTTAATCCACCAGTATCTCCCGACTGTGCCGTGAGCATGTAGCCATTGGTTGGAGCATTGGATACTTGCATCTTAGCTTCGTTGACAGTTTCAGCCGCCAGTTTAGCTTGTGTCACATTTACGTCTGCAATGTGTGCAGTATCAATACTACCATCTACATACTGATCTGAATTAACAGAGTTAGCTGCCAGTTTGGCTTGAGTTACATTGGCGTCTATAATGTCGGCTGTAGATACACCGCCACCCAAATCTGCTACATCTCTTGCCTTAGTCATAACTTATCCTTCTGCGTCCCATGATGTAGTGCTTTCGTTCCAAGTGTATATTTTGCCATCATTAGGGTGTGCTACTGGTGCTTCCCATATACAAGTACCATCGTTTAACGTCCAACTAGAGTATGGTTTTGGTTCGTAGAAAGCATCCCGTGCGCTATCATAGGTATGACCAATGCCAGCATAATTCTTGCGAAGAGGTGTTTCTCCGTTTGCATGAACACCGCCGTAAGTGTTGTAGGATGTCTGTATCCAAGTTCCGGGACTACTGTCCACGAATGTATCAAAGAAATCAGCCTCTGCCACGATTACTTGTTCTACCAAGCCGTTATTTACTTTTGCGTAATGCGCCATGCTTTATTCTCCTATGTTAAGTAGCGAATGATTACGATACCAGAAGCGCCTGCGCCCCCCGGAGCATAACTACCGCCACCGCCACCACCGCCACCACCTGTGTTAGCCGTACCATAGGAAGATGCTTTAGTGCTATTAAATTGGTTATTTGCCCCGTTACCAAGACCGCCACCAGAAGTGGCGTTACCGCCTTCCGCGGCTGGATGTGCGCCACCACCGCCGCCGCCAGCGCGACCCGTAGCTGTACCATTTATAGCCGAACTATATCCTAACCCACCTACACCCGCGTAAGACGATGCCGCACCTGTACCACCGATACCGCCTGCACCACCACCGCCACCGCCGTTCCAGTACCTACCGGGACCGCCTGCTTTGCCTTGCCCCGAAGTTCCCGCACCGCCACTAACATTTTGACCTGTCCAACCACCGCCACCGCCGCCAGAACCGCCTCCCTCACCGGGATGACCGCCGCCATAACCAGAGGCACCTCCACCGTAAGTTGTTGTGATAGTCGAGAAACTAGAATTAGTACCCTTTGCAGAATATCCCACTAGAGCGCCGCCTGTGTAGTTAGCTTTTGCACCACCTGCGCCTATTGTTACAGTATAGCCTTGCGCCGTTACACTCAAAGACGCCGAGCCAGCCGTGCCATTATAGGTTTCACCTGTCACTGACTGTAAGTAACCGCCTGCACCGCCACCTCCCCCGTGACCAACGCCTCCAGCTGCGCCCCCTGAAACTACCATGTACTCTACGTTATTAGTTGTAGAGGGTGTGAACGTACCAGAAGAAGTAAAGGTGTGAATTGTATAAGCACCAGAGGTTGTTTTAGTCCCGCCTGTGGCTGTAAAACGCTCAATATTATTTGAACCATTACCCACGTTAATCCAGACATTTGAATTAGCAGTTGCGTCTTTAAGGACGTGTATAAAACCAGTAGTTGTATTAACCCAAACGTGACCAAGCCCAGACGATGGGTTGGTGCTGAAAGTTGGGTCTGATGTTGCTACCGTTGTGTCTGTTAATCCCGAAAAAGTAGCAACTAAACCAGTTAACGCCGCACCACTTATAGCGGGTAAGGCTCCTGTTAGCTGTGCTGCGGCTATGTTGCCAGTTAACTTAGCTGCGTTAAGACTGCTTGCGGGTTTTAGAAATGCAGCATCTGCCTCTGTCCGAGTGTAAGCGTCTGCCACTTGAAAACTAGGGTTGCTTATTAATACTACTTGGTCCCCGTTTATTGCTGCATTAGTAAGGGTGACTACAACGCCATTTGCTGAGTAGTCAGTATTTTTAACTAGGCGGATGCCGTTGTGGAACACTTGGAGTGACAGAAGGTCATGCGCAAAGCTAAATGCAGTGGTGCTTGTAGTTACGGCGAAAACTTCTTTGCTTTGAGCTTGAGCAGTTATTCCAGCGTTTACTGGTCCAGTGTACCCAGCCATTAGATTATCTCCTCTGCTATTAAGTCTACTGTTGATCCACTGTCTGCTGTAACGAAGGTGTAGGTTACTCTGTCCCCGTCAGCGGTTACTGAAGGCGTACCTACAACTGATGCTGGAAGAGTTACGGTCGTGGCAGCGCCTATGTTGTACTGGTATATGGCGTTCTTCGCAGAATCTGAAAAGTACAGCCGATTACCAGTAGGGCTAATGAATACACCTGTAGGTGCGCTTGCGTTAGCGGTTACATCTAGCGCTCGGTAGTAAGTTGCTGAAGTAATATCATAGGCAGTACTTAAGGTGTACTCAAGTACAGATTTACTGGAGTCGCCCATGATGAACATCGAGGTTCCCGGGGTTCCAGTAGTGTTAAAGATTACATCATTAGGAGCACTTTCTTGAGCAGACACTGAGAACAACTGTAAGTATACTGCTGTAGTAACATTCCAAGCTGTGCTCAAGTCGTACTCATTAACCTCATCGCCAGTAGAGCCAGTCACATACATCTTAGTACCATCAGGTTTGAAGGATATGCCTTGTGGGTAAGTCTCTTGAGGATGTACGTTAAACAACCGTAAGTAGACCAATGAAGAGATATCCCAAGCTGTACTTAAGTCGTACTCATAGACGAAAGCATTAGCAAAACCGCACATATACATCTTAAGCCCGTCAGGCCTAAAGAACATACCTCTCGGACTAGCATCTTGTGCTCTTACAGAAGTACCTCCTGCAAAAATGGCAGTAGTAATTTCCCAAGCTGTGCCTAAGTTGTACTGGTATACGGTGTCCCAATCCTCAGATATGGTGTACATTGAAGTACCATCGGGCTTGAAGGATACTTCTTTAACATTCCCTTGGTTCGATACAGAGAGCGACTTCGAGTAAACAGCCACAGAGATATCCCAGACGTCTAGGTTAGGGGCCACGAAACTGTATCTCCAATTAGCTGTTGTTGGGACACTTGTAAAATTAACCGAAGTATTAGCAGTTAAGCTCTCACTATCGAAGTAGTTATTTGCGCCTACATTTAAAGATGCGGAATTAGTCACTGCTATCGTATTACCCATAGCATTCCCATGAACGGTACAGTAATAGCTCAAAGCCACTGGAGCATTAGCTGCAACAGTGAGTGTAACTTTAGCACCTGCTGCTCCTGGAGTTCCAGTAACCACAACCCCTGTGGAGTACGAGCTACCTGAAGCGTCTTTAAAACGTAGTGGGTGTCCAGTGTTTGTACTATTAGACAGATCAAAGATGTAGATGTATGTTCGAGATAATGTTAATTTAGGGTATGCTACCCCGTCAATAAAATACCTATTAGCCCCACCAGAAGATGCAACGGTTACAGCGTAAGTTGTAGTGACCGCATCGCCCGGACCTATGGCAGTTGTTTGTGGGTTAAAAGGTGAAGGTACACCAATTTGAGAAATGACAACTAAGTCTGATTGTTTACTCATTAGGTCTGCTCCAGTACGCTTACAATAACATCGCATGAAGAGGCAGTATCCGAAGTAACAATAACTGTGTCAGCTGCTTCCAAAATAACCTTACCATCTAGGACGGACAAAGCTGAACCTGTTGGGATTGCTACGTTCTTAACAAGATAAACGCCAGCTGTTTGAACATCTACCCTAATTTGAGAAGAAGTTTTATTTGCTAAGTTACAACCGATCATTACCGAAGTAGTGGAACCGGGTACTGTGTAAGTCGTTGTTGCACCCGTTCCTACGGAAGATGATGTGTAGTTCTTGAACGTGTTTGCCATTTTTTATCCTAACGCAATTGCGAGGGCCAAAGCATTACTTTCGGCGGCTGCTGCTGTTGTATAACCCGCTAAGGCATGATCGCCCCAACCATATGCCGTATCTGCGTTTGTGCCTTGGGCGGCTGTTGCGTAATCTGTCTGATTAAATGCTTTTACTTGAGAAAGGTTTGTAATCTCGCTATCCATCAAAGCGCCAGCGGCGGTTACATTAGCCGATCCAGTAACGTCTGCGTTTGTTGAAATAGTATCTAGTTTAGTACCGTCTGTCGAAACATTACGACTATCAAATGTTGAGTTAGTTGTAATAGCGCCTGTCATTGCGCCGCCAGAAAGCTCTAACTTATCATTATTTAAATTGTTAAAGTTGGCATCAACTTCATTGTGGGTTAATGACGAACCCTTACCAGATCGTGTTACAATGGTTGCCATGCGTCACCTTAATCTAAAGTTATATCAATATCGCCAGCCGGGATACGAAGAATGTCAGCAGTGTCGATTGTTTTAGGTGTAGCCAAGGCCGCGTAAGCAATCTGAGTGCCATTGGTTGAAGCATCAAATATTGCAATGTAAGAGATTGTACCCCAAGTGCCTGTTGCAGCTGGAAACTCAATAATATTGCTAGTAGTTCCAGTGTTTCCACTTACAGTGAATGTGGCAGACTTTCTGACATATCCATTTCCAGAAATTTCTGTTCCACCCTGCCCCTCCCCGGGATTAGATGTAAATAATCCAACATACCATGCTGTGGGGCGGGTAACTGAAGAAGCAGTAAAAGCGTAATTCAGAATGTGTGTTTCATATGTATTGGAAAAGCTCACGATAGCCCCCTGATTTTTAAGCGGCGGCCCGAGCCACCAGATTTAACTGCTTCACTTTCAACATTTATAGCATCAATTGCACTTTGGTGCAACGCAGCCCAAACTGGCAAACGACCATCATCCCCAAGATAAGGTGCAGAATGGATTAAAGAGCCATAAAGATATGCATCTTGAAAATTAGACAAAAGCCAATTGGATGTATTGGTATCACTTAACCTATCAATTTTGCTATAGTAATAAAGTTCCGTAGGGTACGCCTCAGCTGGAGTTGGAAAAAGTTCTATTTCTCCAGCGGTAAGTGCATAGAATAATGGAAGTCCAGAGACATTAGCACTTTTCGATCTTCGGTCAAGAATTTCCCCTTGGCTTATTAGATCAAGTGAGGAAGTCTTATTACTAGTTATACCGAACCTAATAATTTGTAAAAAATCATCAGGGACTTCGTTATATCTTGAGTTTAAATTTGCGCTACTGCGCTTTTCTTGACGCCAATGACGAACAGCACGGTTCATGTTATCTTCCGCCATTGAAATCCATGTGGGTATAATTGCTGCGCTATCGTCCCTGTTAATAAACAAAGCGATTGTAGATTGCAATTCTGCGTATGTTGCTATTGTCATTACTGTAACAATCCTTGCCTTTGTTGCTCTTCATTAGCACGTTTCTGCACTTCTTGTAAGGTTAGTAAGCCAGCTGGGGCAATCCCTACAGCCGCTGATAAGTTTTTTAGGTGACGAAACTCTGGGTCAAAACGGGCAAATTTAGAACGAACTAAATTAGGAGAAAGTCTAACATCTACATTTGAAGGCTTGGAAAGCTCTTGTAAATATTGCAAGCGCAAAGCCTCTTCTTGCTCAGGAGTATATCCTAAGTTTTTAAATTGACTAGAATTAAACCCCGACCCAATATCGTTAATATCTTTAAACTGAACACCACTACGGCCTTCAAGTAGAGCCGCTCTTTCAATACTTCGCGTTGAAACCTTTTGCCCTTCTGCCCAATCAAGCCAGCTTGCAACTTCTGGGTCTTTTACATCACTTATGTTTAGCTGGTTCCAGTTTGCGCCCTTGCCCTCGACAATTGCGTCACCAAGTTTGCTCCCAATGCGAAGCGGATAAACTTGTGCGTCAGACATTCCCCTTGCATAAGTGCTTGCCAATGTTGGGTTGTCTGAAGTGAACACGCTTCCTTGAAAGCCTTCTATGTCTGCGTTTGTTCCGTGAAAACCTTCTCTTGGAAACATTTCATCAGCCCTTGCCATTCTTGTCTCTTGGCTCATGCTAATTGGCGTATTAGCATACATATACGGATCATCAGCCGCAGCCATCATTTGCTCAGTGACTTCATCTGATCTACCAGCGGCGCGTAATTCTAATATATCTTTTGCAATTTGTTCCGCGTTATTTTTAGCATCGGGCAAAAGTGGAGGAAACAAATCGTTGAGCAAATCATTATCAGCTTCAACAAAACCTGTTTTTTCGGGAGACCAATCAAGCAATGGGGTTGATGTGTCAGCATTGTCTAAATCAATAAAACGCACCTTTGCTGTTTGAGAGCCAGATTGCGCTTTTTTTGTAAGTCTATGATGCCCGTCTTGAACAAACATTTTGCCATTTTTTCTTACGACAAGAGGCAGCTCCCCCGCGCTGCTTGATGTGGTGTCAAAGTCTGGATTTACTGAGGGTTGCGTTGCATAAAGTTGCCTGATTGGAACTTCCTCAACACGCGAGGTATCTCCAGCAATTCTGCGATTGTCAGCCTTAGTTGCAATGCGATTAAGTGACTTATCTACATCTTTAAAGGTCAAGCCCGTTTCAGTAGCATCCACCTTCGGCTTGAACCGCACATTACCCAACAGCGAACCCATAGCATCCGGGTCAACCTCAACACGCTTGACCGTATCAAGCAAACCTTGCGCACCAGCCTTCACAGCTTTTGCAGCTGCATCGCCAACGCCGGGTATCAAACCAAGAACAGCCGTTCCACCCAACAATCCAACCAAACCCCAATTAGGGCTTTCTGAAGTTGCTTCTTCCCAAAGCTCCTTTACAGCCATTGCGTCACCAAGTATTGGCGTCATCTCAGCTGCAAATCGGGCTGCATCCGCACCAGTAAAGTCACGTTCGCCATTTCGGCGCATTTCGGCGCGTTTAGCAAAATATGCTTCGCGTTCTGAGGCGCGGCGCGAAAGGTATTCGTCACGACTTGGTGAATCAAGCAATCCAGCCATCAAACAATCCCTTTATTGTCCACGCAAACGCATTTCATTCTTGTGAGCTGCTGAGTTTCTGTACCCAAACCGACCATCATTTATAAGACGCGGCCTAATGCTATCTTCAAGAGCTTCTTCGTTGCTTTTAGTTGAATACGGCATGTTGTTCCAAATTTGCAATAGACTTGCAGGGCTGTCATCAGCAAGGGTTCCGTCTGGCTTATATTGCTGGCTATAAACTTGTTCTTCATATTTACGAACATCAGCGGGATTTTCAACTCTGCCACCGCCTTTACCGCCAAAAGCGTTTACTACTCTGCCACCCGCTTTATAAACTTGGCCCAACAAACTTTTTTCCATAAAATTCGTTACAGTATCATTAAGAATACCCATGTAAATCTCCTTGGTTATTGAGAATATAACACAGGTTCAATTGTTATGCGATACCTTTAAGGTTTCTGCGTATTGGTTCACCCCAATCAGTCTGTTTTTGATACCCGACAGCCATATACCTAAAACTGTCAGCAGCGTGTGAAGTCCAATCGTGAAGCGGCCTTCCCCGCCATGTTTTGAGTTTTTCATCAAATTCTCTGCGATATTGGCGAAGTGCTTCAACACCTCTGTCGCATTTTTTAATGTCAAACCAGCATCGAGAGATCATTGTTCTAACAGACTGAATGCCATCTTCTACAGCAAGCATAGGTGCAATTGTAATGTTTTTTATGCCCAGCGCATCTAGGGTTTCCAAACGACTTTTTCCCGTTCCAAGTTCTTTAACTCTCACATCATGCGGTAAAATATGTTCAGAATAAGCATATCCTTTTTCGTTTAGAACTTTTGCATAATGATCTAAGCCAACTCCACTGTTTTCGTAATAATCTATTACTCGCACCTCTTGGCCAACAAACTGTGCAAACCAAATGGCAGTGCTATCACCAATGCCCAAATCCCAGGAGGTTATTACACTAGCCCCGGGATCATATGGAACATTAGTTACTCTTTCGTCAGAAGTTGCCGTTTTCATTTCTTGAGCATAAAAAGAACCTTGAATAGCGGCCTCAAAACTGCACTCAAATTCTTGTTCAAACCTATCTGGCCCCATTGCCCTTTTAGCTTCTTCAAGTTCTTCAGCGTCTAATATACCTGTTTCAGATGATTTAAAAATATCGCAATACCAATCAGGATGCGATTTTGCGTAATGGTATGTGTCCCAAAACTCATTTTTTCCTTTTGGCGTCCCTATAAATGTAGCGCGTCCCTTTCGATCAGCCAAAGCAGGCCGTATTACAGTGGGCCAAGCAGATACTGGAAAGTCAGCGGGTTCATCCAAAACAACGCTGTCAAAATAGAGGCCACGCATAGCGTCATAGTTATCCGCACCAAACAGTCGGACCCTAGCACCGTTGGCAAAATCTACACGCAATTCAGCAATATTAATTTCAACGCCTTCAATGTCTTTGGTATATTCTTTTAGGTAATCCCAAACGATTGCTTTGGCTTGCCGATAGTACGGGGCAATATAAGCGCAACGAACATTTTCGCGCTGTATTGTTAGAGCATCGCGGATTAAGTCATTAATAGCCGCTACTGTCTTGCCAAAGCGCCTGTGAGCCACAATTACCGCCCAACGCTGCTTCCGTGCATGATACGCCTTTACATGCTTTCTAGGTCTGTACTTAATTGTCTTGGTCGGCATCGTTTAACCACTTGTAGGTAATAACGTGTTCGCCACCATCTCCAGAGCCATTGATTTGCATTGGAAGAACTTTGCCCATCAAAGTCATAAACCCGTTGGGGTTTTCGGTTGCTTGAAATTCAAGGTAGGAAACCATTCCAGCATTACCCATAGAGTTGCCAGCTTTCTCAGCAGCCAAAAGTATTGCGTCTTTAAGAAGTGTTGTGTTTTTGTTTGGAACGCCTTTTTTTCTGCCTTTACCGCGATTGCCAGCAGATTTTTTTTCCGTAGATGTCCCTACTTTTGGGGATTTTATGTCTTCATTCATAGTTACGTCCTATAAAGGGTGCGTCTAAATTAAAAAAGCTGGCAGAAAAATAAGAGGCTCCGTCTTATCTCTCTGCCAGATAGTTAATGGCTGACCCACAGGAAGGGGTCTACCGAGCAGACTGCAAAAGCAGCAATTAAATTTAACCATAAAGCTCATCTCTTTGCAAGGATGCTGTTCTTTGGTAAGGATGCAAATCATTTTCGCTTACCAGACCAGTAGCTAAAATCTCTTTTAATTTATTGCCGCTCAACCATGTGTCACATACAGAAAAACCACCTTGAATGCGTTTTGCATTAATCTTTGCTGGTGAAAGTGACCACTCGCTCTCACCCATATGGTTAGCAAACACTGGCCGAGCCTTTATGATTTGTGATGCAGCCTTGGACAATTCTTTGGCAGTCGGCCATGTTCTTGTCTCTAAATTACCTAGCACAGCCTCTTCAAAGTTCTCAAACCAATCATTTAGACCTTGAGTTGGCGCTACACGGTTAATGCACTTAGCTAAAAATGTTGCTTCATCCTTGATTGCCTGTGCTTGTCCTGTCAACGCACGAGGCGGGTTTAGGCGGCTCAGAAGTTTTAGTGTCAGTTGTTGAATTTGTTCATCACGCATTTGGTTTCACCATTTCTGCAAATATTTTTTGTACCAGATTATTCTGGTCTTGTTCGCTGTCTGCTTGTGCGAATACTTCATCATCCCATCTTTCTTGATTTAACCATGTAGCTGGGTGTGGAATAAACTTTTTTTCTTTACCCTCTACACTAGCCGCAAATAAAGCAGCTTGAGAAATAATAACGTCAGCATCAACTCCCTTGCAAGCCTTTCTCCACGATACCTTTGCAGCACCCCTTGCTGTCTTTCTTGGATATGAAGCATAAAAATCATCAAACTTAGTATCTAAATCCTTATTTGATTGAGCTAATATACTTGGTTTAGTTCCAAGGTTATTAGTTACAAGGTTCATAGGCGGATTTTGCCCATCCCCACAGTCAGATTTTGCCCCACCCATAGGCGGATTTTGCCCATCGTTAAATAACTCAACATCATTAAGGCAAAGCGAATATTGATTTGATGACTTCCCCCCCTCTGGACGAACTCGAGAAAAGCGCTTTATCAAGCCAACTTGCTCTAAGTAACGAAGATGATTTTTGACTGAAGTTGCAGACATCTCAGAGACATAAGCAAGCCTGTTGATGCTGGGGTAGCATTTACCTGTTTCACCATTGTGATGGTCGGCAATCCAATACAAAACAATCTTAGCCGCAGGCGGAAGACCTTTCTGTTTCATAGCCAATGCAGTCATATAGTGAGACATCAGGCTTCCTTTTCAAAATAATCAGACACCTTTTTAACAGTATCATATTCCATTTTAGCCATACTATTCAAGAACTTATATATGGTTGGGCGAGAAAGTCCAGTATCTCTTGAAACCTTACTCATGTTTACATCATTAAGTTTTTCACGAATTTCATCTAGGGTTAACATTTTAATCTCCATAACTTATTTGCAATACACCCTTTACGCCTCTTAATAAAAAGTGTAAACCCTGTAATGCAGATTACAAAGGACATGCAAAATGACTATTTCAGATAAAGAAAAATTAATTAGCGAAATGTATTCAATGCTTAATAAACATTGGATGGAAAATTTAAATCAATTTGAAGCTAAAGCTATTAATTATGAAGAATATCAAAAAACTAGTTTTCCTCCCAGCGCAATCCAAAAATTAACTACAGTTATTCGCAATTTTGAAGGATTAAATTATTATGACTGATACTAAAAAATTCCACGATGCAATGGAACTTGTAAGCGAACTTAACAAAGCACACGGCGTTACCATGAAAGGTGGAAAGTCTTACACCGAAGTCTCTACCAGAATTGAAGCGTTCCGTATCACTTTTGGCGGCACTTACGGAATAGAAACTGAATTGGTTTATAACGACCAAGAAACTGTAGTGGTTCGTGCCATAATCAAAGACAAAGACAGTTTTATTGTTGGGTCGGGTTTAGCGGAAGAAATTCGCGGTTCGTCTTACATTACTAAGACTTCAGCTTTAGAGGTGTGTGAAACTTCCGCTATCGGTCGCGCCTTAGCTTCTCTTGGCTTGCACGGCGGCACATACGCCTCTGCAAATGAAATGGTTGGCGTTGAGCGCAAGAATGAAACAATTGCAACAGCGCCAAGGCCAGCAATGCAACTTACATCAGAAGACCGCATTCAAGCAGTTGTTGATTTTTACAGTAACGGATGTAGTGAAGCATCTTTTCAAAAGTTTGAACCAAAATATAACAAAACACTTAACACAATTGGTCTTTCTGAAGAGGATTTTACTAGAATGGTTGAAGCACATGATGACCGAAAAAAGGAATTAGAAATATGAAATCAATTACAATTGCTGGGCGTCTTACCAAAGAAAGTGAAATTAAAAAGGGGGGTGTGGACCAAACTCAGTTTGTTACATTCGCAGTCGCAGTAGATGATGGCTACGGACCAAATAAAACAACTATGTTTTTTGATTGCTCTTATTTTGGCAAACGTGCTGTTGGTGTCCAGCCTTACTTAAAAAAAGGTACAAGTTTGACGGTAAGCGGAGAGCTTACTCAACGTGATTATAACGGCAAAACGTATTTGGGCGTAAGGGTTAATGATTTAACCTTACAAGGCGGTAAAGTGGCCCCCAGCGCCCCTAAGACCCCATCATCTACACAAGTTGAACTTGCAGATTTAGATGATGAAATACCGTTTTGACAAAAATGTCTAAAATTCAAGTTGAGTTGAGGGATGGGAAATTAATTCCTGTCTCTCAACATGACGCAGAAAGGTTAGAAGAATGTAAATCTAACCAACTTTTTAATTTATCAGTTACTGGAACAAGATCAAACCCACACCACAATTTGTACTGGTCAATCCTTAAAACGGCAGTCGAAAGCACTGGAATGTGGCCAACATCAAAACACCTACATCACGAACTTAAATTAGTTTGCGGCTATTACAAAACCAGTATATCACCCCTCAGTTATAGTATTGTTCGCCATGTTGACAGCACCGAGTTTAGCGCCATGACTCAAACAGAGTTTATGATCTATTTTGAATTAGCAATGAGTAAATTAAGTGAGGCGGTTGGTTATGACCCAATTACAAAATAAAAATTTAAATATTGATTGGTCTAACCCCAAAACACCCAAAGCAAAAAAAGACCCAAAGTTTTTATCAAAACTGCATGAAATGGATTGCTGCATATGCAAAGCTTTTAACTTGCCACAATCCTCTCCAACTCAAGCACACCACATTATACACGACAGATTTAGTGGAAAGAAAACAGCAGACAACCTAGCTATTCCATTGTGTGAGGGACATCATCAAGGGCTGTGGGATAGCAGTAAATTGGCAATCCATCAAAGTCCAAAAGAATGGAGAGATTTATATGGACCTGATTGGTCCTATTCCCAGGAAATTGATATATAAAGCACTGGACCTCGGTCTGGGTGGCAAAAAGTTTTAATTGCTTTTAGGCTAACCACTTGCTTGTCATCCAATATGACGCCTTGTGGCCCCGAAATACCATCCAAAGCAGCTTTTACAATATTATCTATATCCGGTTTGGCTATTGGATAAATTAAACCGTATTCGGCTTTTTCGGCTTTTTTTTGTGACCAAGATTTAGGAATACTCATAAAAGCTACAATCGACACTTTAACAGCTGAAGTTGTTGGACTTAGGTCGTGTCTTTTCATTTGTGATGCACAAGCGGATTTTATGATGTTCTCGTAGTCTCTTGTTTTTTGAGGCGTGTAGACGTGACCAAATCGGCTCATACGAGGTCTGGCTTTTCCTTGAGGTTGTCCCTCTGCTTCAATCTCAACATGGTACATAATTTATTAATAGTTTTTTTTAAAAAAAGTGTAAAGCCCCATTGCAATAGTGTAAAATATAGTTTACACAAGTTATAGAAACATAAACATTAGAAAGGACTATCCCAATGGCACAGTTTAAATCGAGCCACAGTAATTTTTCAAACATTGAAAAAAACACTTTATTAGAGGTGATGTCTCAATTGAGAATATCCAGCCCAACTTTAAAATTTCATTACATCCCTAATACTGGAAAAGTATGGAGTGAGGCTGGGGGCGCTAATTTGGTTGTAGGTACTATTGAGGGAATTTCATAATGGCAAAATTTTACAAAATTTATGGATATGATCGCATGATGATGGAAGATTATATTCTTCCTGAAAAATATAAAACACAGAGCGAAGCCAAAGCCGCTTGCAGAGTTGACGAATATGTAAAAGAAGAAAAGGGCGCGGCGTAGAAGCCACACGCCCTCACCCAACAACCAATCAGGGGCGGTCTTCGGATCGCCTTTTACTTTGGACGGATAAGTTACCAACCTTTTTTGCATTTAATCACTTGCTATACCGTATGTAGTAGTA